TTTCCGTCTGGACTAATCATTTTCATAATTATCTCCTTTAAACTGCTACGTCAGGAGCGTTTTCCTTGACATAATAGTTAGTTAAAAATGTAAGAGAGACATAGCCCAATGGCTTTTCTCCCTCGCTATTAAACTCTATCTCTGTGGATTCTAAATAAGTATCTTTAGCCAATCCATCCAGAGTTCTGTCAGCAGCTATTGCTGCTTCAACTTCTTTGCTTATTGTATCAATAGTATCATCAAAGTTGCTAGTAGCTTTTGCATAACCTTCTACTACAACTGCGAGCTCTCTGCTCATAACTCTTTGTGTGCCTATAACTATAGGCTCAGATGATTCTTCTTTAGTGTAAATGATTAATGCTGGTAAATTTGCATTTTCTAATGGATAAACCCTAGATTCAAAAACATTAGACCCTGTGGTTGTTAAACCAGTCAGTGTAGCTCCAATTTTTTCTCTTATTTGTTGTCTGACGTGATTTGCCATTATATTTCCTCAAGCATCAAAGCAGAAAAGCCAGTCCTATCTGCTTGTATATTAACAACAGTATAATTTTGAGCAGCTTTTAAAATATTTCCATTAACATCTTTTATTGCACTTACATTTAAGGTATTGCCAAAAGATATGTTTGGAACATCAACTGTCCTGCAATAAGCAATAGGGCTTAAAGCTTCTACACCTACCCCATCGTCTAATTCTGTATATTCATTATTCAATATAATGTTTATTGTGCTAGAGCTTGCACCATTATTATAGACAGCATCTACCGCATGACCATAATTAATATCTAAATAAGCAAGCATATCTTCTTCTGTTTCCATGCGATATTGAGACATTATTCTTCCTCTAATACCAGTGAAACCATGCCTGTGTTATCAGGCTCTACTGTTCTAACAACAAAAGCAGTTTCAGGCTTTAAAACACTACCACGATTAGTTGTAATTGCATTAACAATCAATCTATCTTCTTGCGATATGTAAGGAGCATCAGTCGCTTTGATAATTGCTCTGGGTTGATAACCAGCAACAGGAACTGTGCCACCTTCTATGTTGAAATATTCTTGATCTATGATGATGTTGATATTGGTTGTATTTCCAGAATCAATATCGAACCAAGTGTCAATGAGACCAACTCTTTGATCCCATAATGATTGTTGCACCTCGAAGAATGTAGCAGTAACTCCATGACCTGTGTTTATGTCTAAATAGGAGTTAAAATCTGCTGCACTCTCGATGGGCATGATTTATTTTTTAGCTCTTTTCTTTGGAGCTTTAACCTCTGATGTTTCTAAACCAACACTTCTATTAGCTTGTTTAGCTTTTGGTTTGTCAACATGAATTTCTGCCTTGCCATAGCCACATAATGAATGACCTGTTTCTTGATCTAGTTCTACTATATCTCCAGCATGAACCTTTGATCCATTGGCAACTGTGTCTTGTAAAATTTTATATTTTTTCATAATTAAGGTGGTGGGGTTGCCCCCACCATTCCATTTAAGCATCAGCTAATTAGTCAGATGACTTACAGAAACTAACAGCATGACGAACTGCTACGTCTACAGTTTGTAGAGCAATAATTCTCACGCCACCTGCTTTTGAAAGTGCATACGGATCAACAGTTATATCCAACCCACCGTACATTCCAATTAACAAGTCAGCAAAGTTTCCAAAGTAGAAATCACCTGAAGTTACTTGATTACTTCTAACAACATTGTAGCCATTCATTCTTCCATCAGGCTCAACAACGAACATACCAGAACCTGTGTCCTTGCTGGTTGTTTTCAATGTTCCATAGTCTGCTGGCTTACAAATGTAAGACAATGAGCCAGACAATGCATTATCAGCAGCAACAGCACTTTCCATAGCTACAATCTCAGCAAATGTTGGGTTTGCAGCAGCAAAAGTTGTTGTGTTGATACCAGAAGTATTAGCAATACCAGTAGGTTGACCACTTGTACCAGAACCAGCCAAAGCACCTAAATCAATTGCAAGAGCAATAGATTGTGTTAGGTCGTCTCTGATTAAGTTTTCAATATCTAATGAAGATTGTTGAAGCATTAATCTTGAAGCATCAGTGTGAGCACCGATAACTTTAGGAGACATGGTTACTGATCCTGAAGTGAATTCAGACTCAGCAGAGTCTCCACCTTCAGTAGCGATCCAGCCAGCAGAAGCAGCAGCAGTTTTCTTAGGAATAACCACGTTGCCTTGTAATCCACGAAGCATAGTTGCACCAGCTTGCATTACAGAAGAAGAGTTTCTTAGAACGTCTATGAAATCTCCGCCTTTGTAATCTTCAGCGATAAGAGTTGAGTCATCACCAGTGTTGATGTCTCTAGTCCAGTTACGAAGAACTTCAGCAGGAAGCATAATTCCTTGTGCTACTTTGCCATGTTCTCTAGCAGCTTGCTCTGAACATTCGAATTCGAATTCAGCAGCTCGCTGTGCATTTCTATCAGAAGGATTAGCAAGAGCGTTGATAGCTTTTACTAAACTAAATCTTCTAACTTCTTTTGGCGTTAATCCGATTTCTGAAGGAGTTTCAAGTGGAGTGTTATTAGAAATGTTTTCCAATAATATTCCTCTGAACTCTTCAACAGATTTGCCTTCTTGAATAGCCTTGTCAGCTAGGTCTCTTTTATTGTGCTTTACAGCAAGATCAATCATCTCTTTTGCTTCTCTTCTGAGTTCAGCTTTTGCTTCGTCAGCACTTTGAGCTCTAACTTCATCAAGGTTAATCTCATTTTTAACTTCTTCAGTCATTTTAATTACCTCTATTTGAGTTTTAGTTTGTTTATTTTTAGAACGACCAACGCCTACAAGTCTGGATTGATCAGCAGGAACGCTAACAGAAGAAACTTCCATTGGAGTCCAATTTGCTTTGTAATAATCCTCGCCATCACGTTGTATACGCTCCAGTTTATCTATTCTGTAGCCTACAGAGATATTCATGCGAATACCATCTTTGACATCTTCAAATACTTCACGAGCTAAAGCAGATTTACCAAATCTAACTACTGCAATTGTCCTTTTCGCAGTCTCATCAAGTTTGAATTCTTCAATTACACCTATTTGCTTGGTCATGTCGTGATCAAGGAGCAAAGGTGCACGCCCAGATGAAATAAACTCCATGTTTATATCACCTTCAGAATGTCCTAGCACTTCCATGCCAAAACTTCTTTCAACAGGTTCTTCAGAAGAAACGCCAACTCTGACTCTACGATTTTCTTCATCAATATGAGAAGCTCTGGAAAGATCAACTGTCCTATATTTCATAGGCATATGTAATACTTTTCTTTCTTCCTCATCTTGATTCATCATAGAAACTTCCTCAGCCATTTCCACTTCTTCACCCTCTTCTACATCCTCATGTTTCTCAAACTCAACGATAACAGAGTTATCAGTTTCAGAAACGCTGAGGATATGTCTATCTTCTTTTAACATAGTTTTCTCCTCAGTATTTTCTACTGGATGTACTTCCAATTCATTAGAATTGAAATCGTTAAAATCCCTTATGGGATTAATCTTGGTTAATGTGCTGAACTTATGACCCACTTCGGTATCAGTAGGCTCACCACCTCTATAAATTTGTATTAATGCAGCAGGGTCGTCTGGAGTTCCTGTTATTGTGAAATCACTATTCGGTACATTTATGCTTCCGTCTCTTTCAATCTTGATGATCTTTCCTCTGGCTCTGCCACCAGAACTATTCCAGCTTACAAAATCGCCAATGCTTAATGCATCTGGTGCTGCCCTATCTTCTTCTTTTTTCATTTGTTCCACCAATCTTTTTGACCAGCTAAAACCTGCATCTCCACCCCAGAGAGCCCATGCAATTCTGCCATTAGAAGGATAACCTTCTTCGCCAGCACTGAATCCTTCAGCTTGTTTATCAACCTCATGTCTGGAGAAGAAGCTGTACATTCTTTTGATGGTCTCATCTGATAAATTCTCACCAGCAACTATTTGTCTTGCTCTTACAGCACCAACTCTAGTTCCACCTCTACCAAATTCTTCACGCCAGTCTAAGCCCTTTTGAGCTTCTGACTTCATACCTGCATTTGGTCTAGCCATCTTCTTCTTCGCCACCCTGTATCTTAGCTTCCACTGGTAACTTCTGACCAAATGGCTGATAAGCTAATTCAATATCATATTGTTTTGCTAACTCAATTTCTTTTTGATGTTGCTCAAACAATTCTTCAGTATCTCTTCCATATGAGCTGCTAATATCAGCATAAGTTAATGTTCCATTTTGTAAACCAATAACATTGGCTTGCATTTCTTTTAATGGATCAATCCAAGCAAAACTTCTTGGTATGTAATTAATTGCATTAGCAAATTTATCAAACTTAGCAATTGGTAAATTAATATAACCAACAGAAATAGCCATTTCTAACCAAGACTTAAAGACTGGATTCACAAAATGCTCAATAACAAACTGTTGATATATCTGATACATACTTCTATCTTCCAAAGCTCCTTGCCTAATAGAAGAATAATTAACAGATGTTAAATCGTTAGATAGTGAGTGATAAGAAATATTTAATCCTGATGCAATGCTTCTTAATACACTAGTGGTAAAAGAATCAAAAGCAGATGTTGGGTGGCTTGGGTCAAATGCTTTGAAATCCATGCCTGCTGGAAGCTGCTCAAAGACCCCTGCTTGAGCGTTCATTGTTGGGTTGAAGGTATCTTCATACTCACCATCACCAACGTAACCATCGCCATCTGGTGAGGTGAAGAAGCCCATTTTAGATGCACCGACCCTTGCTGCAACTATTTCAGCTTCAAGATAGCCATTTAGCATCTTCACGTTTGCCATAGCAGTTGCAATCATAGAAACACCTCTGGTCTGCTCTGCCCTTTGTGGCATATAAGCATGAATAATTTCATCAGCAGGAACTCTAATGTGTTGGTTTTGACTTAAATAATTTCTGTTGTACGGATGATCTTTGTATAAATGATAGGCTACTGGCTTGTCATATTTGTCTACCTCAACACCCATCTTAACTTTGTTGCCAGTTTGTTTATAAACATCATTTTTGTTTTCGTCTAAATGATCTGATTCTAAAAACTGTAGCTGAAAGCCAAAAGGAGAATTTGGGTTTTTTATTTTTCTAATTAAAACCTCACCATCTCTTGCTAGTGATTCTATAAATATTTTTTGACAATCTAAGAATGACAGTCTGCCATTGGTTGTGCAATTACCAACTTGACACCAATCTTTCCAAGCAGACTCAATGAGCTGGTTTCCAGCAATGTCTAATGAACCATTGTCATCTCGACCTTTGCTGGAAACTCTTATGCCATGCTTGCCGATAACATTAGATACCATTAAATTAAGGTATCTAGCAATGTAGCTATCGTTTCTAGCTAACTCTCTTGCCCTATCTCTTAGGATTCGTATGTTATCTTTTATTTCAGCATCGGCACTTGTAGATGTGGTTACAAAATCTGCAAATAATCTGCCAGTGTTAGCCCCAGTATAACTTCTTCTATAAGCCTTTCTCTTTTTTTGCTTTGGTGTATCGCCACCAATGATTCTGTTATACCAAGCCATTATACTATGTCGCTCTTAGGTGTAGTGCCAGTAGTACGACCAAAATTAACTTTGATCGTATTTCCTGATCCTCTTTTATTTTTAATTCTCAATTGTTTAACTTCTTTAAGATATTCAGCTTTGTATCTATCTCTAAAAGTTAATAACTCATCTATTGAAAGTCTTGATAAAGACCTTCCAGCAATAGACATAGAGCTCTGATCCATTGTGGCTCTGTTTTCTATGACTGCTTCAATCGCATCTAAAACAATCTTTGCATGACTTCTAACTGAAGCAGAAGTTGTTGCATAGTTATCCTGTATCTCAACAAAACCTTCTTCTAATTTAACTCTTGCAGAGTCAGATGATCTGGTGATGTATGAAACCCAGTTATAGTTTCCTTTTGTGTAAGAAGCTGTGCTTGATTCTTCGATAATATAGTTATCATCAGATTCAGTTGCAGTTAAAGTAAAGTTTGCAACTGTAGCACCATCAACTAAATTAAATTCATAAGATAAAGAGTAGTCAGCAACAGGATAATCCTGTGATAAATCCTCTCTTTTCCAAGCCCAGAAATCTCCTAGTTGTAACTCAACTGGAACTTGGTTTGGATAATTTGTTGAATCAAAAGCGTTGCTCAAGCAAAAACCTCATAAATGTTTTAGATATATCTA